GTTGGTGTCTCAGTGATTACACTAGGTATGGAAGCCTACTTTGAGAGGCGCGCCGCTCGGCGCCTTCGAAGCCCACCCGTCACCCGTCCCACTCAAGGATTGGACTTCTGTCAAGATGTCCAGCGTTCGGTTGAACGCTTTCCCGTAGTCCGTAAGCCCGTACGTGCTCTTAGCAAATGCTTTGAGCCCGAAAGGGTTCTGGACGTGAGGAAACACAGTGATCCGAGGAGTGATAGGGGTTAGGGTCAGATCCTTCATCTGGATCTCTAGTATCAGGTTGGCCAGTGGTACCACTCCCGTTTGGGATGATACAGATACTGGTTTCTCTGTTGCTTTAGCACTCCGGAGGAAGGACAATCCGTCGGGATTCTCGATTGAATTTATCAATTTGGGACTCCCCATCAATCCTTTAAGGATTGACTTACTCACTAATGGATGTTTAATCCCGAAGTGAGCAAGGCTCGGATATGCCGGCATTAAATCCGGATCCCGAGATTCCCGTCTTAGCTTCCAATAAGCCTCAACTAGAGGCTCTAAGGAAGCCGTGTTCGGAAATGCAGCCCCGATTTGTGGATCGATAATTCGAATCCAGTCATCCGTCGGTTTGCGTAATCCAGAGGGTCGTTCAACAGAGCGACCAGTCAAGCCATCTAGAGGACGCATGAACGAGGCAGAGCCTCTTGGGGACATGCTGTCAAGTATGTACTCACGCAAGAGGGGTGCAACGGGTTCACCGGAGCTTCTAGGTGGATCTGGATCATACGTATCCAGAAATGGGCCGAGGTTGGCTGTTGGAACAAAATCCACACGACCTTTACGGCTGTAAGTTAGAGGAACCGGCGAGGGGGCCTTCTCATAGAGGATGAGAAGTTCCCCTAGCACAGTAGCCGCGTGATTAATATCATCGGGTCGAGGCATGTAGATTGACTCTACAAGCTCACGAGCCTTTGGAATTAGTTTCGCGAACTGCTGCTGGTCTCTAGCTGTTCGGCGGCGAACCACGAAATCGGTGATATATGGTGTAGACATG